TTATAAATTTCGGGATCAGCAGGATTAGTTCTTTCAAAAAGTGATAAGAAAAGAATAAGGGATTTGATAATGAACCTTCTTGAAGATTGTTAAGTTTGGATGCCATTGTTAAAATAAAAAAAATAATAAATAGAGTAACAATAAATACTAGAGGCCAATGAATAGCCTGTAAAATTTGTGATCTAGTATTGGTGTCGACTTCGCCATTAATCTTCCAAGTGCCTGTAAATTCTTCACATTTTTTATTCTTATCACCAGAGTTTGGTGATTTTTTTATATTCGTATTTTGTTTTGATGACATTTATACATTAGACATATATAATTTCTGCAATATCTTATAGGTTCTCCATTGCGGTTTTTTCCCCGTGACAATCCCTACATAAAGCCACTAAATTATCTACATGATTACTACCACCGTGTTCCAAACGAACAGTGTGGTCGACCTCAAACCAAGCAGGAAGTTGTTTCTTGCATTTTCCACAGTGCCAATTTTGTCTAGCGGCTACAAATTTTTTCTTTGTTTCGCTTACAGAACGTTTTGTAGTTTGCTTACCCGAGTTTAAAATACGTTTTTCGTATTGTGGTGTAGAGTTGTCTTTTATCATGTTAATATTATTACCCATACTAGAATTATTACCACCTCTGCTAAAATCGTATTTACTAGTGAAATCCAACAAAGGTGAAATAAAACTAGAAGTATTTTTATCTACGGGTAAATATTTCAAGTATTCATTAGAAGCAACAATCATAGTTTTCGCTCCTTCTGGATTTTTACGAAATAACCAACAAAACATATATCCAACAAAGGCAACACCAAACATCTGATAATATTTTTTCCATGATAATAGTAATGTAATATATTTACCTTCAGCATAGATGTTTGCTATAACAAATATGGTAATTAACATTATAACGATTTCAAAACGCATAGTTTATATATAACTTATATATTTTATGAATCTTTCGAATATACATATATTAATATAAGACACATGAGAGAAAGACTAATGTAAATATAATGTTTTTTTATATTGAGACGTTCTGCATAAATGATGTTAGATGCCTTATACTGATGATTATATCTATCAATAGATTCTAATAGTGTTACTTCTTCTTTTCCCAATTGTTCGTTTATCTTATTATGTATAAAATTAACCCATCTTACGAATGACTCGTGTTTATCCAAATATGGAGATACAGGGTATTTGTTAATTAATTCACTAAATCTGTTTCCCATAGAGCCGATTGGTATAAATGTAGGCATATTATGTATTAAATCAAAATACTTTCGTTTCGTTGCGTTGTCGGGGTTAGTTGGATATATTTCAGCAATTGTATGTAGAAAGAACCAGTAATGAGGTCCCCAGACAGCAGTGTCAAACTTCATAATAAAAAGTATATAGAACTATCTTATTATATTCATTGAGACTTATCGCAATGAGCAAGAATTCAATAAATTATTGTAATAACTGTGGAAAATCGGGTCATTTATTTCATAACTGTAAAATGCCAATCATGAGTTTGGGTGCGATAGCTTTACGTTCAAATAATGGTGTAATAGAATACTTGATGATTCGTAGAAAAGAAACGTTAGGTTATATTGATTTCATGAGAGGAAAGTATCCAATAAATGATGTTGAATATATTAGTAATATGCTAAATCAAATGACAAATGAAGAGAAACACAACATTCTTCATAAAGATTTTGATGAATTATGGATTAAAATATGGGGAAACGAAGGGTACAATAATAAATATAAAATGGAAGAGACATCATCTAAAGAGAAATTCAATAATCTGAGAGAGGGAAATCACGGGATAGAGCACAATACATTAAAGACGTTATTGGATAATATTCATACTGACAATGAATGGACAGAAACTGAATGGGGTTTTCCAAAAGGACGTAGGAACTACCAAGAAAATGATTATGATTGTGCTGTTCGTGAATTTTGCGAGGAAACGGGGTATAAATACAACGTTCTGAACCCCATACAAAATGTGGTTCCATATGAAGAGACATTCATGGGTTCAAATTACAAATCTTACAAACATAAATATTTTCTAATGTATATGAAATATGCCGATACGATAGATGTATCTAAGTTTCAGAAGTCAGAGGTGAGTAAAATGGAGTGGTTTAGCGTGGAACAATGCTTGGATAAGATACGTTCTTATAATTTAGAAAAACAAGACATCATACGAAAGGTAGATTCTTGTTTAAAAAAAATGAGACTTTATCGGTTGTAATTTTGGTATATTATATTGTAATATAATATACAATAGTTGGATTATGCCTCCTAAAAATAAAACCAAAAAAAGGTGCGATTATAATATACAACCGACATGTGTGGAATGTCTGTGTGGTTCTACATATCAATGTAAAGGGCGAGGAGAGATCAATCATTTCAATTCACAAAGACATACAAAATGGGTAGAAGAAAATGGAGATGTTACAGTTCCGTTGTGTGATCAAAAAGAATTTATTAACAATAATAAACGGCATACAAGAAAAAAATCATCTAGTGCAAAATCCGTGGATAATACAAAACCATCTGCTGAAAAATCCGTGGATGATACAAAACCATCTGCTGAAAAATCCGTGGATGATACAAAACCATCTGCTGAAAAATCCGTGGATGATACAAAACCATCTGCTGAAAAATCCGTGGATGATACAAAACCATCTGCTGAAAAATCATCAACAACAGGTTTGGTTAAAGATGTGGTAAATGAAGTAGTTACAAAAATTACAAAAACAACACCAACGCCCATTCCAAAAACAACATTTGTCAATACATTGGTAGATGCGGTGCCAACTGTTGTAATAAACAGTTCAGAACAAACAGTTCCTGTTATAACAATTAGCGATAAATGTCCTTTAACAAATGATAAAAAAAAGGCACCAAATACGTATGCGTATCGTCCGAACAAATCAAAATATGATATACAGCGGGTGTGTCATCAGAAAAAAAACAAGGAAGGACGCATAATTAAAGATATATGGTTATATGAGATTTTTAGAATTCTTTCAAGTGATGATACATTAAATCCGTATTTTTTTACTAAGAACACATTAGACGAATTGGAGGGGTACAAAAAAAGACCAAATCAATATGTGAAGGATATGAAAGATAATAAATTGACAGTTAATCACAACAAGTTATCAAATATTTTATATAGAGAGGATGGAACGGAATTAACAAACGACGTGATAACCCAAATGAATATTACCGATAAAGAAATGCTTGTAAATGTAAAAAAACCGTGTAATTTAATACAACAAGAAACACAAAACGTACAAGTAAAAAATCAAGATAGTGATAAAGTGCGTATAAATATAAAGGTCAAGAGAAAACCAAAACCAGTAAGTATAGATAATGTTCCTGAAATGTTAGATAAATTAGAACAAGAAAACGGGAAAAAGAGAGAAGACCGAGATGCAATAAAACTAATAACAAATGACGACGAGTATAAGAATTTTTTATATCCCGAATTAGATGATTCTGAAAGTTTCAATAAAAAACTACTAGAACATTATGAATTTAATAAATTTGCGAATGATGTAAGTATAGGTGATACTGATGACATCGATATACCAAAAAAAGCAGAGGATTTATGCAAAGCAGAATTTGAACTAATGCCTCATCAAATGTTCGTGAAAAACTTTCTATCGGTTCAAACACCTTATAACGGACTTTTATTATTTCATGGTCTGGGAACAGGAAAAACGTGTTCGGCGATAGGCATTTCAGAAGAGATGCGTAATTATATAAAGCAGATAGGTGCGGGAAATAATCGTAGGTCTAAAAAGATAATCGTGGTTGCGTCACCGAACGTCCAAAGCAATTTTAGATTACAGTTATTTGATAATTCAAAACTGAAACAAGATGATAATGGGAACTGGAATATAAGTGCTTGTTTGGGTGATTCATTATTAAAAGAAATAAACCCAACGATGATTTATAAAATGAACAGAGAGAAGGTTGTAGAGAACATAGAAAGGATAATAGATAAATACTATTCTTTTTATGGGTATACAAAGTTTTCAAATTTAGTAGGAAATACAATTAATTATGCGGGCATTACAACGAACGAAAATTTCAAGAAGGCGTATAAAATCAAACAAATAAAAAAAGTATTCAGTGACACCCTTATTATAATTGACGAGGCTCATAATATACGTGATACTGATGAGAATGGCGATGGAAATAGAGACGTAGCAAGATACCTGAGAGAACTAGCGGAACACACCGATAATCTAAAATTGCTTTTACTTACAGCGACGCCGATGTTCAATAACCAAGATGAAATAATATGGATAATAAATCTATTAAATGCAAATGATAAACGGAGCACTATATCAATTAGTGATGTATTCATTAAAGGAGCATTTAAAAAAGGAGGTAAGGAACTCATACGTAAGAAATTAACAGGATACATATCTTATGTGCGTGGAGAGAACCCGTACACATTTCCTTACCGTATATACCCAGAAAAGGACAATAATTTTAAATATCCAACGAAACAAATGAATCGTAGAACGATAGAGAACCTAACAACCGATGAAGCAACGTTAATGGATAACATCCCAATTAAGTATGTTAAGATACAAGACGGAAGCGTTCAACAAGAACTTTATAATGAAATGATAGACGAATTGAATAGTAGAAATTTCGAAACTTTTAATGCTGATGGAAAAGCAAATGTGATGAAAGGGTTTGGAGATAGATTTAAGTTCGGTTATGAAATTTTACAACCACTCATCGAGGCGTTAAATATGTCATATACATCAAGAAATACATTAACAGAAGATAATAGGAAAGGAGTATTACAAGGAATGGTAGGCAGTAAAGGATTAGAAAGTGTAATGAAATACACGGAAATAAGAAAAACGAAGACTAACTATGAATATAAAGATAAGAGTAAGCCAGGGATTTTTACAGAAGAAGTGTTACCCAAACATAGTGCTAAAATATCGCAAATTTGTAAAATGATAAAAAAATCAGACGGAATTATCATGGTGTATTCACAATATATAGACGGAGGCGTAATCCCAGTTGCTCTAGCGTTAGAAGAGATGGGGTTCAAGCGACGTGTCTTGGGAAAACACAAAAATCTAATGAAGGAGAGAACCATTAAATCGTTGGATGTGGATAAAATGATACCTCACGAACAAATGGAAACAGACGATGCGTTCCATCAAGCAAGTTATGTTATGTTAACAGGTGATGAAAGGTTTTCTCCAGATAATGAAAAAGATTTGGCAGATTTAAATAACATAAATAATAAAGATGGAAATAAGATTAAAGTAGTATTAATATCTCGTGCTGCGGGGGAAGGGATGGATTTTAAAAACATTAGACAAGTTCATATTATGGAACCGTGGTATAATTTAAGTAGGCTTGAACAGATAATAGGTAGAGCGGTGCGTAATAGAAGTCATTGCTCTTTGGCATTTGAAAAAAGAAACGTTGAGATATTTTTATATGCGACACAACTCACCGATCCTGACGTAGAGAGTCCCGATATGTATTTATATAGATTATCTGCCGTCAAAGCAAATAAAATCGGTGAAATAACCAGAATCATGAAGGAAAATGCGGTAGATTGTGCTTTGAAATTTGGAAAAACCAACTTTACAGAGAACCAAATAATTTCGATTAATAATAATAAAGAAAATCACATGATTACAATATCATCTCAAAAGAACACATATGGTTATAAAGGAGAACCACTCACATACGAATTAATAAAAGACAAGTCGTATTCTGATATATGTGATTATATGCAATGTGAAAGTATGCAATGTAATGTAACTGACGAACAACTAAAAACGATCAATGTTCACGAAGCAACTTATACAACAGAATTTGCGAAAAACAATATTAATGCTATAACTAAACGCATACGAGAAATATTTGCAGATCTACCAAAAGGATTGATGTTTATAGACCGAAATGCTTTACACGATACTATAAATGTCCGTGGTAATTATAGCGAGAAAGAAATAGACTTGGCACTTACAACTCTAATAGAAAATAGAACAGAACAGGTAATAGACAGATATGGTAGAAACGGTCGCATTATAAATAAAAGCAATTTCTACTATTTTCAACCTACCGAAATTACAGACATTAATGCTACGATTTATGAAAGGTCAGTTGAGGTAAGAAACAAACAACGAAGCGTGTCAAAAGAAATTCTATATAAACCACCAAAACACGAGAAGAATATTATAGATGACATGAAGATAAAGTTTGAGGAGTGTTTTGAGAACTATGATGAAAAAGACGAAAAATGGTTGTCAATAAATAAAAATAATTGGTATGATAGATTTATTTGCGTGTATAATGAATTAAATAAAACATTAAAAATAGATCGTGACATATTGGAGAAATATGTAATATATCATATAATAGATGAAATGACATTTGATGAAAAGCACGATTTATTAAATAAAAGTGTAAATTATATATGCGATACATCGAATGCATTTGAATCAAATATATGTAATTATTTTCAAGAATATACAATAACTGCCAAGAATGGTTCATATGTAGGAATATTATTACTGAAAGAGAACACAAACGCATTTATTCCTACTTCAGTAATAAAATACGATAGCATATGGAAATATGATAATACATCATTACAAATTGACGATATACGATATGTTGCCGACGAAAGCATAAAACATTGGAAGAAAAAGTATGATAATATGAATAATATATTTGGTTTGTATGGTGTTAAAAAGAGTAGAAATATGGTAATTCACGAATTTAAGATACGTGAACGTGTAGTTGATAGGAATAAAGCAGGTAAACGTATGACAAATATAACAGCAGACATAAAACTGAAGACGATGAATGATATACAAAACATAAAAACATATAAAACTGAAGACATAGAGAACATGGAGTTCATTGATGCTAGATACAACAGAAACCATAGCAAACATAAGATAGGTGCAGTGTGTATGGACGTGCTAATAGAAATCATATTACGGTATAAACAAGATAATAATAATACTGATAACAAAACATATTTTATGAACGCAGAGGAATTCTACGGATTTAAAGAATACTACGATTTGTAAACTCAAAAATTGAATGTAATATTATACATCTATAATAATATAAAATATACTTTTTATATAGATAAATGACAGACAGAAAGCAAGAGACCAAAATCTATGGTGTTTATAATCAAAGCATTCTATCAAAAAAAATGCATCTTTCTATTACTGAAGTTGGCAAGAACATAAAGAAAATTTTAGAAGAAAAGGCGTCCGATATGTTTCAAGGCAAGTGCATTGCTGAAGGATTTATAAAACCTGATTCAATTTCAATTCTATCACATTCTGCCGGAGTTGTGGATGGTGAGGTAATAGAAATACAGGTTATATTTGTTAGATCGGAAGAGCGTCGTGTAGGGAAAGAGTGTCGTCTTCAGTGTAGA